GAACTGTGGTTTTCGTTCAACCCGACACTAGAAGAAGACGAGGTTTATCAGCGGTTTATCGTCAACCCCCCTTCAGATGCGTGGGTCTGCCAAATCAACTGGCAGGATAACCCGTGGTTTCCTGACGTGCTGCGCAACGCCATGGAGCGGATGCGAGAGCAAGACCATGATAGCTATATGCACATCTATGGGGGGGAATGCCGTTCAGCGCGGGGCTTGATGTTCAAGCGCGAATGGTTCCAGTATTACGATACGCGCCCGGCTTCCCTCAATATCTACATGGCGTCAGATTACGCCGTAACCCCGGATGCCGGCGACTACACAGAACATGGCGTGTTTGGCATGGACTCCAACGGCGATCTATATGCCTTGGATTGGTGGAGCGGCCAGACTAGCCCGGAAATATGGGTCGAGGCGTGGGCCATGTTGGTCAAACAATGGAAGCCCCAGCGGGCGTTTGAAGAAAAGGGTACTATTTTGCGGGCACAGGACGGGGCTATCAATCGGGCCATGCGGGAACGCAATGCGTGGGTTAGCCGGGTACCGTTGGCGTCGGCAAGTCACAAAGCGCACCGGGCACTAGGTTTTGCCCATCGGGCTAGTGGCAAGAGTGTCTGGCTGCCAAAAGGTAAGCCGTGGGCCATGCGGCTGCTGAACCAGCTCTGTGCGTTTCACGGCAATGGCGGGCAAGTCGATGACATGGTAGACGTGTGCAGCTTGATCGGGCGCGGGCTGGATTCCATCTGGAACGCCATGCCTCCGGCTGAAAGCAAGCGTAAGATTGTCGAAGAAACATTCAGTTATGAGTGGCACCAAGCGCAGATATTGAAACAAGCACAAGATGCAGAACAACCTTTGGAGTATTTCCGATGAGCGTGCCCTTAGATGCCATGATGACCCCCGACACGCCATCCCCGCGTGAAAACGACTATGAAAACAAGCGTGAAGAAATCGCGCAAGTCAACCGCTGGCTGGAAAAAATCAACCAAGCCCGACAGTTTGATAATCAGGTCTATAGCCAGATGGCCATTGATCGGGCCTATGCTCGGGGTGAGTCCAGCTTCCCGGTCAATGTAAACTTGGCCGGCGGCGCTATTGACATGATGACCGCCTTTCTCTACTCCCGCAACCCGGATGTTGCCTGCGAGCCTGCCGCTAGCGTAGCGCTGCCCCGATTGCCAACGCCGATCATGCCCGATAGCGTCAAATCCCTGATGGCTCCACCGCCCATGGCCGAACCCGGCAAGCCGTTGAAGCCCGGTGAGCAAGCGCCGGCTCCGGTTCCGTCTGGTGCCGCTGCCTTGCCGCCCGAAGCACAGATGATGGCCATGCAGGATATGCAAATTTACCAGCAGGAAATGGCCGCCTATACCCAAGAAATGACCGTTCGTCGGCAAGCTCGGGATCAGAAGCTCCGGTTTTGCAATACGCTCGAAATCGTTATTTCAAAGTCGTGGCTCAGTGCCAGACTCAAGCGCCAAGCCGGGCGCTGGGTGCGCGCCGCCCTGACCACCGGGGTTGGCTGGATCAAGGTCCAGTGGAATGAACGCACGGCCAAGGATGCCGTGACCCTGAAACGCATGGCCGATCTTCAGACCAATTTGTCAACACTAGCCGTTACCCGGCAAAAGCTGGAGTCAGGGACGGCGCCGGAAATAGAAGCGCTGGAAGCCCAATATCAGGAAGAATTGGTAGGCTTGCTGGGAAAGACAGAGGTTTTAGTCAGTCGCGGACTAATCGTGGATTTGGTAAATTCCGAGGACATGACCTTCCCGCTAGGGGTAACCGATGTGCTCATGTACGTCGATTCCCCGTGGATCGACCAGCGCATTTTCATGACCAAAGACGAAGCACAGGCCATGTTCCCAGAAGTTCCTATTGAGAAATGGGATCAGGCCACGACCTATAGCCAACGTCGTCCGGTAGCCCCGGAAATGGGCGAAACGCCAAATATCGTGGCGGCTGGCGGCGGATTGAGTGATATGCCGGTCATGAATCCCAGCCAATTCATCCCCGGCGCAACGGGGGATATGAGCCTGGCCATTGCCCAGCAAGGCGTAGGGTGCTTTGTAGCCATCCATGAAACGTGGGATCGCGATGCCGGCGTCGTTCGTACAATGTGCGAGGGCATGAAATGCTACGTCAAACCCGTTTACTCCCCGGATATCGCAACCAGTCGGTTTTACGGGTTCTTTGGACTAGGCTTTACGGAAGCCGATAATACGCGCTATCCGCAATCCTTGGTCTGGCGCTCGTACCGATTGATCGACGAGTTTAATTCCACCCGAAGTAATTGGAAAGAAGCCCGTCAGCGCTCAAAGCTGGGCGTGCTGTTCAACAAGAAAATGGTCAGTCCTGAACTGGCCCGAAAATTGGAAAGCGGCGTGACTGGCGAATGGACGGGCATTGATCTAATCCAAGATGACAAGCCCATGTCTGAAGTTTTTTGGCCGAAGCCGTACACCAAAATTGATCCGCTAGTGTATGACACCAGCCCGATATTGCGAGACTTTGAACGGGTATGGGGCATTCAAGAAGCCCTCCAAGGCTCCGTCACTGTAGAGAAAACAGCCACGGAAGCAGAGATTCAGCAGCAAGGGCTTGGTCAAATGTCGGCCTATAAGCGCGATTTGCTTGAAGGCGTGCTGACCGAAATGGCCACGTATACGGCTGAAATCGTGCTACAACGACTTTCGACTGAGGATGTGAAAGTCATTGCCGGGCCGGGCGCGGTATGGGTAGAAGGCTTTAAGGCCGAGGATCTGGCGACATTGGTCGATGTGTCGATTGCCGCAGGCACTACTGGCAAGCCCAATACCACGATGCAGCGTGATGCGTGGGGCCAATTGTTCCCCGTCGTGTCCAACATGGTTACGCAGATTGCCCAACTGCGCCAGTCCAGCCCCAATTCATTGGCCGATGCCTTGGAAAACCTGCTGTCTATTACGCTGGATAAATCCGGCGATACCACCGACGTTGAATCTTTGGTGCCCCAAGATGGTGACGGTGCCGCAGACCCGAACATACAGATGCAAAATCAAACGCAGCAAGCCCAACAGGGGCCCGATGCCTCAAGCGCACCGCCTGAGCCGGGCCAAATGGGCTCCCCACTAGGAGGCATGACCCCGTGACTATCGAAAATACCGCCCTCATTGATACTCCCATCGAGCCGGTTGCCGAGGCTGTTGCTACTCCGGCGCAAGTGCTGGAATCAGAGATTGCCGTTATGCGTGAGGCCATTTCTGAAACGCACGATGCACCGCTAGAACCTGAGCCGGAGCCGGAACCCGAGCCGGAACCCGAACCTGAACCCGAACCCGAACCTGAGCCCGAACCTGAGCCCGAGGCGGTCGGCGATAGTGATGAAGAACAGATCAAGGCCGAGTTGGCCAAGGATGGTATTACTGACCCGAAGCCGGAAACGATCAATCGCTTTCGGCAACTGACCGAAAAGGCCAAGCAGCTAGAGCCGGATGCAAAGAACTGGCAAGCCTTCAGCGCTCATGTCGCCTCCATTGGCGCTTCGTCCGACCAACTGGGCGAGATGATGGATATTGTGGCCGATATCAATTCCGGCGATGTGCCGCGATTAACCCGCGCCTTTGATGCCATTGGCAAGAACTACGCCATTCTGGCAAAAGTGCTGGGCAAGCCTGCGCCGGGCTACGATCCGCTGGAAACCCACGCTGACCTGACTGAAGAGGTCGGGAATGGCGATATCCCGAGATCCCGTGCCGAAGAAATTGCTGGATTACGCGCCCAAAAGAACTATCAGGACTATCAGCGCCAGCAGGAATTCCAAGATAACGGCGAGCAGCAGGCCATGGCGACAGCCCGCGAACAGTTGAACCAGTACGGACGCGAACTTGAGGTCTTTGACCCGCACTATCAGGCCAAGGTCAACATGCTAGTGCCGGTGCTAAAGCCCATGATGGATTTGGTGCCGCCTGCCTTGTGGCTGGGAAAGTTCAAGGAAGCCTATCTGGCCATGAAATCGCCAGTAACAGCGGCCCCGGCCCTGACGCCTCCCGCCCGGGCC